TCGGTAATTACAATAGAACCACATATCAATTATTAAATAGTATTCCTAATCTATCATATGATGATTTAATGGAAATAACAAAAATAGAGAGAGAATATGTAATGCTACTTAAAAATGATAGTGCTGTATTTAGAAATTATCTATGTGCAGATGCAGAAGAAAGTTTAAAATTTGAAAAGTCTTTAGAGGAAGAAAATATAAATGAGTTTGAAAACATAGACTTAATCAATACATTACTATTAGTTAATTCAGATATTCAATATACTAAAAAATTTAAAAAGATGAAAAGTGAGTTAATTGCTAATTATATAAAACATCTCAGAGAAGGTAAGATAAGAATGAAAGATACTAAATATGTAACTTTAATATCTAATCCTTATGAAATGTTGTTAGCATCAATAGGAAAATATGAAAACAAATCAATTATGCAAGGCAGAGAAATTTATTGTAAATATTATAAAGATGGTCAAGAATTTTGTGTTACGAGAAACCCCCATATTAACGCTGGAAATGTAATGTATACTAAAAATAAATATCATAAGGAATATAACGAATGGTTTAATTTCACTAAAAATATATGTGCTATCAATTTCTTTGACAATGATGCCCCTGATCGTCTACAAGGTTGTGACACCGATAGCGACACAATTCTACTTATTACGACAAATATTTTATCAGAAAAAGCTAAATATTGCGAGGAAAAATTTCCGACACCAATAAATAGAATTCAAGGGAGTTCAAAACCAAGGAAAAATAATATGGCAGAATTACAAAAACTTGATGTAATTTTAAGCGATAATTATATAGGTCGTATTGTTAACATGAGTCAAATAATAAATTCATATTTAAATGATGCAATTTCAAAAGAAGAACCAAAAGAAATAATAAATGAATTGTATCAAGCAAGTAGTAGGTTATCTAGCATGAGTCAGATTGAAATTGATAAAAGTAAAAAGGTTTTTGATAATATAAGCATGAATAAAGAACTAAATAAAATTCGTCAAATTGAATACATAAGATATATTGAAGAAAATGATAAATTTGATCAGTTAGCCAAGAAGATGGTTGTACCAAAATTCTTTAATATGATTTCTCAATCTAATGAATATAGAATTTTTGAAAAGTTTAATACACCATTAGATACATTACAAGAAGTGTTAATATTTGATGGTGGTAAAAGGTTAGATGGAGATAAAAATATAGAATTTAATGATTTATTGGTAACAAATTCAAGATATGTTGATGGGATATGTAGAAAAAGACAGTTTGACAGTATATATAATATAGTTTTGAATTGTGGAAAAAAAATAAGTGGTTTGAGAATTAAAACGTGTACATTAAATGATAAAGCAAAAAAAACAGTAGAAAGAAAAGAAAGAAAAGAAGCAGTTGAAAAATTAAAAAAAATCAATATTAGTAATGCCACAATTTTAGGATATTTAAAATTATCTTTCAGTAGTAAAAATGAAGATTATAGTAAACATTCTATGCTATCTTTAAATTTATTATTTCTATCCCATAAGATTGAAGTCCTTAATTGTTTTAAAAATGTAAATATGGATAATGATGAACTTTTAGTTAAAATAAAAAAAATAAGTGATTATAATATTTTTGGAAATGCTTATCAAAAAGTAAAGAGAAAAGAGGTTATGATTAAGCAAAATGATTGAAAGATATGGGGTAATATATAAAATAACAAATACTATAAATAATAAAGTATACATAGGACAAACAACAAGGTCTTTTAATATTAGGTATCATAACAATATAAAGAAATATACCAATATTTATCTAAAAAGATCCATAGATAAATATGGTATTGATAATTTCTTAATAGAAGAAGAATTTGATGTAGCATATTCTAAAGAAGAATTAAACGAAAAGGAGAAAAAATATATAGAACTTTTTAACAGTAATGATTATAATTTTGGATATAATCTTAAATCTGGTGGAGATAATGTTGGAAGAATAAAAGGTAAATACAAAGCAGATATATTATTAAGGCAAGGTGTTCAGATATTCTGTAAAACTACCTGTGAAATCTTTCTTTCTATAGCAGACGCAAGTGAAAAATATGATATTGGTAGACATGCAATAGCAAAACAATGTAATGGTGAAAAAAATTATAAAAAAGAAACTTTTTATAATAAAGAATTAGATAAATATATGGAATTTGAATATTATAAAACTGATAACAATGAAACAACTAAAAAAATTCCAATAGTATGTTTTACTACTGGACAAAAGTTTGAAAGTATTAATGAAGCAAGTAAAAAATTAAAAATTAATCATCAGACAATAAGTAATATTTTGAATAATAATAAAAATAATTATTCAAAAAACATGGGTTGGTTTTTATGTATTTATATGATTATATTTTAGAAAATTATGGTGAAATGTACATTTTAAAAAAATCGTCCTCTACAATCCGCCTGTAGCAAGGGTTTCAGAAATACTTAATTGCGTGTATATGGTATATAAGCGTTTGGTCGATACGTTTATATATTTATACACAAAAACAACAATAAAAACTCCAAATTAAAAGGAGCATCAATAACAGCAAATTGGAAAAAATCACAAAACAAGAAATGTCATACTTAATCAATCTAAAAATTATTAAACAATACCACGGATCATTCGGGGATTCCTTGGTGGTCACAGGTAAATATGGAAAATGTCGTGGGAAACAAAGGTTTACAACAGATGCTATTTTTAATTATCTATTAAGACTAAAGAATCAAGATAATATTAAAAAGGACATAAATGATATTAAAAAAAATCAACAATATTTATTTGAATGAGGAGAAATAAAATATATGGATGATAAATTGTTTTACTGTTACTCTCCTATTCTTAAAAAAGCATTATTACACAATGGTTTTAGGTATTTACATACTGGCATTAATAATAAAACCAATAAATATTTTTGGGTATTCAATAATACATCAGAATTAGATAAATATTTTCATCTAAAATATCAGTTAGAGAGAGAAAATTTTAAATAAGAATTTCTATTTACTTTAAAAAATTTACTATAAAGGAGTTGTTTATTAAATGTCAACTAGAAAAAGAAAACATTATTATGAAAATGTTAAAATTTATGTTGAAAATTTGGGTTATATATTAATAGATAAAATTTACATAGATATAAATTATAAACTAACACTTAAAGATTCTGAAGGATATTATTTAAGTATTGCTTTTAATAATTTATATCATGGAAAAACTCCTATGCGATTTCATAAGCAAAATCCATACACAATACAAAATATAAAACTATGGTGTATTTTAAACAATAAACCTTTTGAATTGATGAGTGACGTATATGTAAATGCTATAACAAATCTTCAATGGCAATGTTTAAAAGATGGTTGTAGAGAAATATTCGAAGCGACATGGAATGCTATTATGTCTGGTCAAAATAATTGTCCATATTGTATTAATCAAAAAGTATGTTTATCTAATTGTCTAGCAACAACCAATCCTAAAGTAGCATCAGAATGGCATCCAAATAAAAATGGAGACTTAACTCCTTATGATGTCACTGAGGGTAGTGGTAAAGAAGCATGGTGGTTATGTAACAAAAATATAAAACATGAATGGAAGACAGAAATTAAAAGAAAAATGGGTTGTCCTTATTGTTCCCACGGACATTTACCTTCTGAAGATTATAATTTATTGTTAGATAATCCTAAATTATGTGAAGAATGGGATTATAATAAAAATCCTAAAAGACCGGAAGAGTACACTCCTCATAGTGGACAATTTGCACGGTGGAAATGCAAAGAGTGTGGATATGAGTGGGAATCAGTCATTGCGAGTAGAAATAATGGAATTGGTTGTCCTGAATGTGCAGAGTCCAAAGGTGAAATTATAATCAGAGAGTGGTTAAGATCGCATGGTATATATTACATTCCTCAAAAAACTTTTGAAGGATTGATAGGTGTAGGTAATGGGTTGCTATCTTACGATTTCTATATTCCTAAATATAATTTGCTGATTGAGTTTCAAGGAGAACAACATGAAAGATTTGTTAAAGGAATGCACAAAACAATAGAAGATTTTGAGAGACAAAAAGAACATGATAGACGTAAAAAGGAATACGCAGAAGTAAATAAATATAATTTTCTAGAAATATGGTATTATGATATAAATAATATTGAAAAGATATTAGATAACATAATTACAACAAAATAAACAGCAGAGGATTGATTGCTATTGCTCAGTAAGAAGATTTTCGTAGACACAAATATCCTCTTAAATGAAAAATTTGTGTTCGCTGATTATCAAACTATTTATATAAGTATAACAACTATTGAAGAATTAGACCATCAAAAAACACATGAAAGACTTGGGTATTTTGCTCGTCAAGCAGTTAGAAATATAAAAGATGCTGATAATGTTAAAAAGGTGCTAGATTACAAATTTGAAGGTGCTAATAGATTTTTACAACATGGAAATGATAATCACATTCTTGCAATGGCATATGAAACTTGGTGTAAAGATTCTGAAGTAACTCTGCTGTGTGATGATTATGGCCTTACTGTAAAAGCAAATGCTTTAGGCATCCCTTGTGAACTCTTTGAATACAAAGAAGATGAAAATTACAAAGGATATCAAGAATTATCTGGTGATACGAATTTTATTAATAATCTATTTGATGATATTTCTAAAGGTAAAAATGATTATGGATTTGTAGTTAATGAATATTTAACATTACGTAATACAGATTTAAAAACTAAACCTGTAGATTATAGATTCGATGGTAAGAAATTTGTTGCATTAAAATTGCCTGACTCTAAAGTAATAAAAGGTATGAATAATCAACAAAGATTTGCATTAGATTTATTGGGTAATAAAGATATACCAATTAAGGTTATAGCCGGAGGTTTCGGAAGTGGCAAAACAATATTATCAGTAAAAGTTGGACTTGATCAAGTAACATCTAAAGAGATATACAAAACTCTTATGTTTGTGAGAAATCCACTCCCTGCTGATGGAACTGACATCGGATTTTTACCAGGAAGCAAAGATGAAAAGATTTATGATTATTGTAGACCATTTTTACAATACATAGAAGATCCTAACAATCAATTCTATGCTGAGAATTTAATCAGAAATGAAAAGATTAAAATGGATGTTGTTTCATTTTTGAAAGGAATTTCAATTGATGATAGTTATGTAATTATGGACGAAGCAGAAGACCTAAATACTAAACTTATTAAACTTGTTGGTTCAAGAATTGGAGATACATCTACTATTGTATTTACAGGGGATTGGAAGCAAGCAGAAAATAGGTATAAATATGACAATGGATTACTTAAAGTAATCAAAAAAGGCAAAGGGAATCCATTAGTAGGAATTGTAGTTTTAGAAGATGATGTAAGAAGTCCTGCTAGCAGATTCTTTGCTGATTTGTAGGATTATAAAATATTTTCCGTACTACCTAATTTGAGTAGATACGCTAGTGGATACAAACTGCTCCTTCTCTCTAATTAAATTTAAGGAGGGTAGATATATTAACCAAAATCATTGAAGAATGGTCTTTGTGCTTAATAAAAAAGTACAATGCACCAATATTAACTACTAATCTGACACTCACAAGGTTTTAGATTAAAATACCATTACATCATAACAATTAATAACAAAAAATAAAAAATAATAATAAAAAAGGGGATATATTAAAACATGAACAAACAAGAATTAATTTCCGCAATTTCCGAGATCACAGGTCAAAGTAAAAAAGACACTGAGGCGTTTCTAACAGCATTTACATCCACAGTAATTACAGAAGTAGCAAAAGGCTCAAAAGTTCAATTAGTTGGTTTCGGCAATTGGGAAAAACAAGCTACCAAAGGTAAAGAGGGTACAATTCAATTTGGTGATCGTAAAGGTCAGAAATGGGTCTCTGAGGATTCTTTCCGTATTAGTTTCAGTGCAGGTAAGGTATTTAAAGATGCCGTAAAAGCGTAGTAAATTAAATTAATAATCTTGTATCGCACAGTAGTCCTTATATTTAAAAGATATTTTTAGATATAAGGCAAAGCGATACATTGCAATAATATTTAAGCGTAAGGCAAATTTTTTAATACAAATGATAATTCATAATAACATTAAAATAAAATAATAAAGGTGGAATAATTAAAATATGTCAATTAAAAAAGAAGAACTCAAAAGTATTAAACTTAGTGCTAAAGGAATTCTCGTAGCTCTGGATGATGAGGGATTCCATGTAGAAGATGAAAAAGATGGTACTGTTGAGGTTTTGTCTTTAGATGAAATTAAAGAACTTCTTATTGGTAAATCTGTCACCATTGCATTTGCAAATAAGGAATTATTTGAACAGGAATAATTTGATTCATAATTAATTTCACAGAAAAAACATAATAAGCAGAGTTTTTGCTAGGCGAAATTTTAATATTAATTATTTAATTGAATTATAATTAATATTAAAAAGACGCTCAAGATTTTTATATGCTTATACAAAAATACAAATTGAAAGAAGGAAACAATAAATATGTCTAATTCACAAAACACTAATTCATTAATTTCGCTCAAAGAGTCATTCAGAGTCCTTTCTTATATTGATAAAACTATTTCATCTCTTACATCTTACTTATCCAATAAAAATAACTCTATTTCTGTAATTGAACAACATTGGAAAGAGAAGTCAAATCCTGAAGCAAAAAATGAAGAACTTGATACAACTACTATTAAAGAATATCCTGATGCTTCTACGGTTAATATTATTAATCTTGTGCAGAATTTAATTGCAGAAAAGACAAAACTAGAAATTTCAGTAGAGTTGGCAAAAAGAGATATAGTAATTGAAACTAAAGAAAATAAAAATCTTAGTTTGGATTCTGCTATATCAAATGCAAAACAATCTAGAAATTTAGCTAATGTATTAAATAATCTTATTAATATAAAAACAGATGAGAAAAAGACGGTTGCTCAAGGATTTAAATTTAATATCAATGGGGAAGAAGTACCATATAGGTACGATGTAGTAATTACTAAAACAATTAATTTTGATAGGAATATTGTCAGTGATAATTATAAGTCATTATTAGAAAAAGCTGATAAACTCAGTATTTCTATAGAGAAGTCTATGATGGATGAAATTGTAGAATATGAATTACCTTATAGTATTCATGATTCTGTAGCAGATGTCGTGAGTAAATATTTAGCTAATCAATAACAATAATCCCAACTAACCAAGACAATTAATAAGAGAATTACATAACCATAATTCTCTTATTAAAAACTAGCCAAAAGCAAAGCAAGATAGACTATTTTATACACATCTGAAATTAGATGTAAAATCTTATTTCAAAAACAAAACTTAAATAATGCATAAATTATGTAGATTTACTTTACATAACTGGAAACATGAACAAGCAGGTTTTACTTTAATAGTAAAAACAAGAAATCGCTAATCATTTTCACTAAACGTAAAATCACTATTCACAAATTCGATATGACTCTAATTTCATTATTCATTAGTACGATAATCATTTCGCTAATCACTGTATTCTTTGAATTAAATTAGAATTAAATTCTAAAATTTTATAGAAATATAAAATTGATATAATGGATATATAAAATTAGTCTCTTAGAGACAAGAAGAACAAATAACAAATATTAATAATTATTCATAAAATAGTCTTATTTTGCTTGCTTTTTGGTTAGTATATATTTTAAATTATGTGGATACATTGAAGAAATACGAAAGTTATGACTCAATGTTGAAATAGTAGGAGAACTACGTAAAGTTATTTTCCTACAAGAATTCAAATAAGGTATCTGCGATTAATTTAGTGGATGCCTTCAAATTAATATTGCTCAGATGAGAATGATAGAATAAAAACAATGTCCTCTACAGGGACAGTTGATGGTTCATTTATCATTAACCTAAGACAAAGACTTACTAAATGGGTTTGGCAATGATGTCCCAGATAAAAATTGCCATTATTTATAATTTGGAGGAAGTTTCATAAACTGTCTTCATATAATTGCTAGGCGTAAGGCCAATTGGGACATCTAAATTCATATTAGGTGTCTCTTAATAATTTACTATATTCTCTTAAAGGAGGATTAATCAAAATTGAACAAAGAAGAAAAATATACTATTTGTCCAAAGTGCAATAATGAAAAATACTGGCCTAAG